CTTCTTAAAACAAGCATTAAATTATGTGGGTGGACACAACCAATTGTCATAAGAAGCACATATGAAATTGTAGATGGTTTTCATAGATGGACAGTATCAGGTGATAAAGATATCTTTGATCTCACAGATGGTTTTGTGCCTGTAGTTTTTCTTGATGAAATGGTAGATGAAGCACAACAAATGTGTGCAACCATAATTCATAACAGAGCAAGAGGTAATCATGGAATATTACCTATGACTGGCATAGTTAGAAAAATGAAAGAAAAACATGACTATACAGATGAACAATTAATAGATTTATTAGGCATGGAACAAGAAGAAATAGATAGGTTATATGATTATTCGCCGATGACTGATAAGGGTTCACAAGAAGAATTTACTAAAGGATGGGTTCCTGATGTTGAAGGTAGAGAGTTTGATTAGATGGGCATGGTAGGAGAGCACCACACCCACTAAAAATTACGACCAAGCTTTTGATTGGTAACGTAAATCGCAATGATTTTCCTGTGAATGCAATAGTGCATCATATAGAAAATCTGTATCTAGTTTGTTAGCAATATAACCATCTAAGATACAATTAAAGTAACCTTGACTAGGTTCTCCATATTCAGTTCTGTTCATAGAATAAAACATAACATCAGTATTATCTCCAAAATCATCTGCAAGTTTTCCACCCATCTTGATTGTGAAGTATTCTTTTCTATACAGATGTGGATAGCCCTCAAATATATCTAAGGCTTGTTCACACTTATCGGTGATATCCCATAAAACACCTTCCACAGAATCATTAGTGCTTGGCACAATATCAGCAACACCTTTAAACACTAGTTTGTAATTAGGCATACTAAACTTAACTACAGGCACTGCATTGGGACATCTATATTTCATATTATCTATATTTAGGTTAGCACCATAGGCAAAATAAAACATTACACACTCCTCATAATAAGACCATGTCTAGCAAGGTCATCCACAAAATGATGTGGGTATTCATATCTAATAACATAACCAAACTGCACATTGATTCTACTAGCTGTATCTTGTAACCAGTCTTGAAAACAAGAACTTGGTGCTAGTGATAACTCATATAGTGCATAAGCAATATCTTCTTTGGTGAAACCTCTAAGTATTCCACCACCTTTTACTGTGTACTCTAACTGCATAATTCTCTCCTTCTTTTTGTGAAAAATCTTTTTACTTGTGCATCTACCAAACTATTCTCTACTTGTCCTAAACCTTTTAACATAAGACTAATTTTGTCCATGTATGCATTCTTACAATCAAATCTTTTTACCTTGACACTTCTTACTTGGTCAGCTGCTTGAACCATAGTCATAACTAACTTTAACCAGTTGGAGATCTTAGCTTTATCAGTCGTACCTGCATGATGTCTGAACTCAATAGTTCCATGCTTCCAAAATGAATCAATGTTTAATTTTGTATATCTAGTACCAACATGTCTAGAAATTTCTCTAGCACTTTTTAAAGAATCAATTACATCAAAAGCATTTTTAAGATTGTCACCATATGTGAAACAACTTACTGTTGATTTACAGTATGTATTGTTAGACCTTCTTCTAGAATATGGCATAACATTGTCAATAGCTTCTTCAAATTTACAATATCTTTTGTAAAGATTTCTAAAGTTTTTAATCTTCCAGTTGTTAACACCAACGTGTACATGCAACCCACAAGTTCTGTTGATAGTAGCACCAGTGTTATTGATAGCATCTAGGACTAACATCAAATTGTTGTAACCCTCTTCGCCTTCTAGTATTGGTGATACTACTTCTAGACCGTAACCATGACCACTTACTGATGAATCAGTTTTAAGTCTCCATTTGCTAGAATCACAATCACTGTAACTAGCACAGTACATTCTAATTGAAGCATTATTGTTTAGTAGATAGTTGTTGATTTCTTCTACTGTTGTTCTTTGATTGTTTTCAGCTATGAATTCAATCTCAACTCCAAAAGTTCTATTATTATCAAATGTCATTTTTTTCTCCTTTTCAAATATCATTTCAATGTAGTTATAATAACAACTACAGTTATAAATACAACCCTCTATGACAAAAAAACTATACTTTTTTTATACCCACCAAATAGGCTTGTCTGTACCTTTTTCCCATTTAGCGTAATGCTTTTCTGCAATCATGTATTTACGATAAGCATTTACATGGTCATTTGGATTTTTGTATTCGTCAGGCATTGCTTGTGCAAATTTCGTGAGATCACCTTCTTGTATATTCATGGGAAATATTTTTAAACCATCCCACAGCTTAGTCCATGAAGCATGATATTTTCCATAACGTAAATAGTATTCTTCACATAATGTTATGAAGTGTATTAACAACCATCTGTAATTTTCATGTGACTCTCTTGCCCATATAGTACATGGGTGATTGTAATAAGCTTTTTTATACAAACCTTTTTCAACACAGTATTTATCAGGTGACAAATATCTATGTGCAGTTGAAAGCATTTGTGCTGTTTCTAATGGCATCTTTACAATTAACTTATCAGGTAATGCTCTAGCTGATTGTTCAGGACAATTCTCTACTGCAAATATATTCATGTAACCACCTCACCTGTAACCTTATCTATAACACATAAGACACCAAAGTTATTCTTAAGAATCCATACAGTATTTTTTTCTTCTGATAGTTCTTCAAATGGGTAACAGTGTTCATTCATAACTGAGCCTATGTCTTCTATATAGCAAGACCATTGATGTGAAGCTTGTGCAAATGTTTTAGCTTTCATATTACACCCACCCCCTATACTTATTGCCCCATAAGTCTGTATGTAATGGTGGCTCTACATATTCTTGGTCATACCACTGGTATATTTCTTTTTTGTGTTCTATCCAGTCACTGCCATGTATGCACTGCATTTGTATATCAGCTTCTTTGTAACCAAAAGTATCTACATGGTTTGGGTAATCAGTTTTAAGTAATTTCATTACTATAGATGTTCTATTCATATTTTTCTCCTTATAAATTTCAAATATCAATAGTTGTAATTATAAACATTATAAAAGATATTGCAAACCCATTTTGTATATTTATATTTATATATGCTAGACTACAGAGATAAAGAGGGATTTATTGGATAATTTTTAGTGGCTAAAACAATTAAACTTACAAAAGAACTTGCTGAAAAAATAAGAACTGAATTTGTACAGGGTATAGATTTAGGAAGTACTGAACGTAAGTATCAAACTATAGATGCACTGGCGATCAAACATAAGATTGCAAGAAGTACATTATATAAATGGTCACAAAAAGAAAGTTGGAAATCCCAACAAGAACGCTTTCATGATGAGTTTATGCAGAAACTTGATGCAGAACGACAGAAGGAAATGGTTAAAGAATCTAAGACACTAGATGACAACTCTTTAACTATGGCAAAGTTTATGTTTAATGAGATAGGAATGATATTTCAAGATAATGCAATGAAAAGACAACAAGGTGTACCTACAATGACAACCCAAATGTTGAACCAAATAGCAACAGCTAGTCTACAAGCACAAAAGCTAGGCAAACTTGCGTTAGGTGAATCAACAGAAAACATGAGATTAAATGCAGAAGTTACAGACACAGATGCCTTCAGAGAAGCTATGGAACTGCTTGACTCGGTTGCAAGAGCAAAGTCAGAAGAAAGCGATAACCCTATACACTAAGTGGCTTAAAACAGCTAGACCTAAACAGATAGCACCACATAAAGACTTTTTTATATGGTTAATACTTGCAGGTCGTGGTTGGGGTAAAACAAAAACTGGTGCACAAGACATTGCTATATACGCAATGAAACACCCAAACGTAATATGTGCAGTTGTGGCTCCAACATTTGGTGATTTGCGCAGAGTTTGTTTTGGTGGTCCATCAGGATTGCTTTCTATAATACCTAGTGAATGTTGTGACACTTCTTTTGGCACTAATGGTTTTGCAAGTGCAAACATGGAAATAAGACTAGCTAATGGTTCTAAGATTGTGGGTTATGCAGCAGTAAGTCCTGAACGACTTCGTGGACCACAGTTTCATAGAGCATGGTGTGACGAATTAGCTTCTTGGCAGTACCCTGAAGCCTTTGACCAGTTAATGTTTGGTCTTAGGTTGGGTGACAAACCACAATGCTTAATAACTACTACACCCAAGCCAATCAAAATATTAAAAGACCTTATAGTTAGAAAAGATGTACATTTAACAAAGGGTAATACTTTTGAAAATCAAGAAAACCTAGCAGATAGTGCGTTAGAAATGATGCGTGAAAGATATGAAGGTACTGCATTAGGTAGACAAGAATTGTATGCAGAAATATTAGATGATGTAGAGGGTGCTTTATGGAACAATGCAATGATTGAGTCAACAAGGCTAAACAAAGAAGAAGAAAGAGATTTACAACAAATTATAGTAGCTGTAGACCCTGCTGTAACTACAGGAGACAACAGTGATGAAACTGGCATCATGGTAGTAGGCAAAGATAGAAATAACGAGTATTATGTATTAGAAGACTTATCAGGAAGACATACTGCTGATAGTTGGGGTAGAATAGTATTAAATGCTTACTATGAATGGGAAGCAGATAGAATAATAGCTGAAGTTAATAATGGTGGCGACTTAGTAGAGAAGGTTATTAGAGACAAAGACTCTAATGTTTCTTACAGGTCAGTTAGAGCTACAAGAGGTAAGATGTTAAGAGCAGAACCAATTGCAGCACTATACGAGCAGAAGCGTGTACATCATATGGGTATATTTGCAGATTTAGAATCACAAATGTGTTCATATGTGGGTCAGCTTAAACCAAGTCCTGATAGGTTAGATGCTTTGGTTTGGGGATTGACTGAACTTAGCAAATCTAAAGGACAAGTAAACTGGAGAATAAGCTAATGGCAAATCAAACTTTCTTACAAAGATTATTTAATAATCAACCTAAAGTAGAACAAAAAAATTCAAACATGATGGGTTACTTCGGTGTAGGCACTGAAGAAGCAAAAACTTACAAATACGCAGATTTAGCAAAAGAAGGTTATCTTAAAAATGCAATTGTTTACAGATGTGTGAATGAAATATCTAAAGGTGCAAGTGCTGTGCCTTTTATAGTTAAATCAGGAGATCAGATAATTGAACAACATCCACTTATTGACCTACTTAACAGACCCAATCCTCTACAATCCTACTCAGAGTTTTTTAATAGCCTTTTCGGTTATGTGTTGCTTAGTGGTAATGCTTATATCCTTAAAGTAGGAAGTGAACTTGGTACACCAAAAGAATTACATCAATTAAGACCTGACAGAATTAACATTAAAGGAAGTGGAAATGCTATACCTGAAAAGTATGAGCATGTTATTAATGGCAGGGTGCAAGATACATATTTAGTTGACCAAGAAAATGGCTATAGCGAACTTAAACACGTTAAGCTATGGAATCCATTAGATGATTATTATGGTTTAAGTCCCATGAGTGCCGCTGCTGTAGAAGTAGACCAGTTCAATATGTCTAGTAAACATAATGTTAATCTATTACAGAATGGAGCAAGACCAAGTGGAGCAGTTATATTTAAACCACAAGATGATGCAGGGTTTGCAGTAAACTTATCTGAATCACAAAGACAACAATTACTTACAGACCTTAATAACAGATTTAGTGGTGCAGGTAATGCAGGTAGACCCATGTTATTAGAAGGAGACTTTGACTGGAAAGAAATGGGCTTGAGTCCAAAAGATATGGACTTTCTTAATTTAAAAAATATGAGTGCTACAGATATAGCTTTATGTTTTGGTGTTCCTTCACAATTGGTAGGCGTTCCTGATTCACAAACCTATAGTAACGTAGCAGAAGCAAGACTTGCTCTGTATGAAGAAACAATTATTCCACATTTAAGAAAAATATCATCTGACCTTAATGAATGGTTAGTTCCTATGTTTGATGACAGACTTACTCTTGAGTTTGATATAGACAATATTCCAGCATTAGCAGAACGTAAAAGAAAAACATACGAAAACGTAACAAGTGCAGTAAGAGAAGGCATTATGACGCGTAATGAAGCTAGACAAATTATAGGTCTAGAACCTATCAAAGGTGCTGATGAACTATATGTATCAGCTAATCTGTTCCCTATCGGTGACGAAGGTGTAGTGCAACCTGAAAACCCAATAAATGAAGAAGATTTAGAAGATTATGAGGAAGAAGACGAAGATATAGAAGATATTGATAAAGAACTAGAAATGCTCTTACACGAAGAAAAAGCACTGGCTGATATTAATACAACACCTAACAACTCTATGGCAGAAGAAGCAGCTAGAGGTTTGCAATGGAGAAAGAAATTTAAAAGAGGTGGTACAACAGTTGGTGTAGCTAGAGCCAATCAATTAATTAATAAAGAGCGTCTATCTATATCAACAGTTAAAAGAATGTACAGCTTCTTTAGTAGGCATGAAGTAGACAAACAAGCACAAGGATTTAAACAAGGGCAAGAAGGTTATCCAAGTGCAGGAAGAATTGCTTGGGCTCTATGGGGTGGTGATGCAGGTTTCACATGGTCTAAAAAAGTCAGAGATCAAATAGAAAGAGAATCAAAAGCAGAAGCTAACAGTGTGAAGGTTGGAGATATGGTTTCTTGGAACTCTAGTGGTGGTACAGCAAGGGGTAAAATAACTAAGATAGTAAGAAGTGGAACTTTAGCAGTTCCAAAAACAGACTTTACATTGAACGCTACAGAAGATAATCCTGCTGTGTTGATTAGAGTTTATAAAGCAGGTGAACCCACAGATGTTATCGTGGGTCACAGAGTAAGTACCCTTAGAAAAATTTAAGAACCTCTTTTTCTATAAATATCTTCTACATGTTTTTGTGCATCTTTGTTCATAGAACCAAATTCGTCACATTTTCTATATTCTTTTTCATACGTTAAGACATAGTCCATATCATCGCAGTAACTACAACCAATAGGACCTTTGTCGCAATACTGGTCATCATCATTAGCATCTTTACAGTTTTTCCAATCTATCATTATTTACTCCAAATGTTGTTTAGTTCTGTAATTATTGTAGTGTTAGTTAAAACGCTTAGTTCCATTTCTAGACCTGCAATGTGGTCATTTATATCTTTGTCTCCATATTCAATACCATCAGCTAGATGTAACTTAGATATTGTTAAAAATGCTTTAACTTGTTCTATTCTTTTTTGTAATTTATCCATTTGGTTTCCTTTAGGGTTATTGTTTAACATGTAGTTATTATAACAACTAGTAGATGTATTGCAATACCTTTAGACAAAATAATGTGAGATAATTATTTTATGAAACCTTTGCAAAATAATTTTAATACGATTAGACAAGGTCGTATCAATGCAAGAAAAGAAGCTAGAAATCAATTAATAATAAGAAACAATTTAGAGAAAAGATTTTACAGAAACCTAAACACACTTTTTAGGAAATTTCTAAATGTACAATTGTTCTTATATAAAGATTATGGCATATATCAACCCGAAACAGCAGTACAGACTTTGAATGAAGATTTTATGCCTTTAATGTTAAGTCATTACAGAAGAACATTTCAAACAATATATAAATACAATGAAGATAAATATTATAACTCTAAAAAAGCAGATGAAGCTTTTGTGTTTGGTAGAAGCACTGATTTTGAATTAGTGGTTAATCAATATTTCAGAACACGAGAATTAATCTTATCAGGTATAACTCTAAGAATGGCAAACAGAATAAGTAATCTTATAGAGCAAGGCAGAGCAGACAACCTTACATTGCCACAGATTGCAAAGCTAGTTTCTAGTAAGTTTCTATCAATTAGTAGAAGTCGTGCAGCATTGATCGCACGTACAGAAACACATAATGCAGCAAGTTTTAGCAATCATTCCTATCATTCAAAAGTGCAAACAGACTTAGGATTGAAAATGTTAAAAAAATGGGTTTCTACAGGTGATGCTAGAACTAGACCTACACATGCAAGTGCTAATGGACAAACTGTAGATATGGATGAAAAGTTTGTAGTAGGTGGTACACAAATGGAATTTGCAGGTGACAGTACTGGTGGTGCTAAAAATGTCATTAACTGTAGATGTGTAATAATCTATGCAGATGAGCAAGATATTGTGCTAGACTAATACTTGAGATACTATATGTGGTAATTAATGACTATATATAGCAAAATTTTAATAGATTGGAGAGGACACTATGGCAAGTGAATTTTACACTAATTCAGAAACACTAGATGTCTGTACTAATGAGTACGATTCTAATAAAGAAGATTCTATACAGAATGATGAGAAACACATAAGAGCAGTAGAAGAAACAGATGACTCTTATATAATAGAATTTGGAAAAAGCAAAGATGATACTGAAGAAACTACAGATGATATGAAAACATCTGAAAAAGAATCTTTAGAAATCAAATCAAGCATAAAAACTTATTACGAAGAAGAAGAAGATAAGAATTATGGAACATTTGAAGGATATGGTTCTGTATTTGGTAATAAAGACTTAGGCAATGATGTTATTGAAAAAGGTGCTTTCCAAAAATCTTTAAAAAGTAGAAAACCACAAAACGTAAAACTTTTATATCAACATAAATCAGATATGCCTATTGGTGTGTTTGATGAAATAAAAGAAGATGAGCATGGTCTTGTAGTTAAGGGTAGATTGGCTCTTAAAACACAAGCAGGTGCTGAAGCATACGAATTATTAAAAATGGGTGCATTAGATGGTCTATCAATAGGATTTAGAGTAAACCCAAAAGAAGTTTCATATGATAAAAGAGCAAACAAGCGAATTATCAAAGAAGTAGACTTAATGGAAGTATCATTAGTAACTTTTCCAATGAACCCACAGGCAACTGTGAGATCAGTGAAAGGTGAAGAAATTTCCATAAGAGAATGGGAGAATGGAATGCGAGATGCTTTCAGTCTTTCTCGTTCAGAAGCAAAGATGGCTGCAAAAGCAGTCACTGATGCATTCGGTCAACGAGATGTTGATACAAATGTTGAATTGGTAGATGCCATAAAGAACTTAACTAAAACCTTAAAATCTTAATAGGAGATAATTATGTCGGAAGATATAAAGAATGCTATACAGGATATGGGCAATACTTTTGCAGAATTTAAAAAAGTTAATGACCAAAGACTAGACAGCATAGAAAAAGGCGAAAGTACAGCATATGTAGATGAGAAATTAGCTAAGATGGAAGCTAAAATGGATTCTTATGAAGACATTAATCAAAAACTTACTACTGCTGAAGCTAACGCTGAAAACATCAAAAGCCAAATTGAGAAACTTGAAACAGTCGTAAAAAGACCAAATTCAGGATTTGATACTAAGCAAGTAGATGAGTACTTGGGTGCATTTGATACATATTGCAGAAAAGGACTTGAAGGTCTTGATGCAATGGAAAGAAAAGCACTAACAGTCAGCAATGACTCCACTGGTGGATATTTAGCACCACCTGAATATGTGAGAGAGTTACTAAAAACTGTAACTGAAATTTCACCTATCAGAAGTATTGCTAGAATCAGAAGCACAGGTGCTAGAAGCATCCAAGTTCCTAAAAGAACTGGACAGTTTGCAGCACAATGGGTTTCAGAAAGTGGAACTAGAAGTGAAACAACTGGTTGGAATGTTGGTCTTGAAGAAATACCTGCACATGAGCAATATGCTTTAGTAGATATTTCAGAGCAAGACTTAGAAGACTCTGTGTTTAACTTAGAAGCTGAAATGCAATCTGAATTTAGTGAACAATTCGCTAAAGCTGAAGGAGCTGCGTTTGTAAGTGGAGATATGGTTGGAAAACCTGAAGGCTTCATGACAAATGGTTCTGTTTCATCAGTTAATTCAGGTGATGCTAACGAAATAACTGCTGATGGTCTTATTTCTTTAGTGCATAACATCAAGTCTGCTTATTCATCTAATGGTACTTTTGTTTTTAACAGAACTACTTTAGCTAAAATAAGAAAACTAAAAGATACTGCAGGACAATATGTGTTCCAAGCAGGAATGTCATTACAAGGTGGTGTTACTAACACTATTCTTGGACATAGCTATGTAGAAGCTACTGATATGCCAAGTGAAGGTAATAATACTTTCCCAGTTGCATTTGGTGACTTCAGACGTGGTTATATGATTGTAGATAGAGTTAACTTAGCAGTTCTAAGAGACCCTTTCACACAAGCTACTACTGGTAATGTAAGATACATTGCTAGAAGAAGGGTTGGTGGACAGGTTATCCAAGCTGAAGCGATCTCTAAACTTAAATGTTCAGTATAAGGAGTAAATAATGCAAGATTTATCAAATAATATTGGAATTAGTAACTCAATTATAAATGCTGTTAAAACAACTGGTGCTAATGGTAGTACTGTTGATTTACAGGGTTTTGAAAACGCTACTGCTGTTGTAACAGTCGGTGCTGAAGGTGATACTTTAGCTGCTAACTTATATTTCACAGTTGCTTTACAACATTCAGATGATGATTCTGCTTGGTCAAATGCGACTCAAACAGATATCGTGAATGGAACTATTGCTGCTGATGGTATATTTTTAAAGCTAGATGGTACAACTGGTGGTAATCCTGATACAACAGGTGGAGAATGGCAAGTAGGCTATGTTGGTGGTAAAAGATATGTAAGACTTGTTCTTGCTAAATCAGGTACTCACTCAACAGGTACTGCAATGTCAGGTGTAATTATTAAAAGCACACCTAGAAATGCTCCAGTATCAAATGTTATTCATAACGCTTAATTGAGCAGAACTGTGAGGGGGATTAAGTTCCCCCTTTTATAGGTATAAAAAATGGCAAGAAAATTTAAAATAGTAGTTCCAAAACCTGCATCAGCAAATGTGCATGGAACAGAAGTAAAACTTTATAGACATAACGAAATTATTGAATCTGCAGGTCAATGGCAAGATGAAGTTATGGACACATTCGTCAACAATGGTTGGGCAATGGAAGTTAAAGTAGACTCTGTAGATGAAACATTAGATGTACAAGCAGAAGTTAAAGAAGTTAAAAGAGCAAGAAACGACAAAGGGCAACTACAAGCAGATGACCCTTCCACTCCTGATGTCAATGAAGCATGGGAAGGTGGAGAAGCACCAAAGAAAACTACTGCAAAAAAGAAAACTACTAAAAAGAAAACGACAAAGAAAGCAACTTAATTAATTCTTTGTTATGATTAACGAAGCAGATGCTAAATGGTAGATACCATGCAATTTATAGGAAGTTTTAATGAGTGCAGGATATCATCATTTTATAATAGAGCAGGGAGCTACATTCGGTCAGACTCTTACGCTTAAAGATTCAACAGGTACAGTAATCAATCTAACAGGTTACGCTTCAGCACAAATGGATTTAAGAGAGAATCCTGATGCTACAGACCCAATCATTTCACTAACAACAGCTAATAGCAGAATTACCTTAGGTGGTTCAGCAGGAACAGTTACGTTAAATATATCAGCAACCGATACAGCAGCACTTAGTGTTGATGATGGTGTTTTTGATTTAGAAATAGTAAGTGGTGGCAATGTTGTTACAAGATTAATAGAAGGTACTTATAGTATAAGAAGGAACATAAGCAGATGAGTAGCGTAGACTCCATAACCATTACAAGTGTAAGTACTGTCAATCAAATAGAGATCACTAGTACAAGTGGGATTACAGTTACAACTGTAGGAACACAAGGATTAGCAGGACCTAGTGCAATCATGCAAAAAGGTGTTGATGCTACAACAATTGGTGCTAGTGGTAGTGGTTCTTTTTTAGTATATGATCATGCAAATACACAATGGACATCATCAAGTTCAGCTTCTGTATCTAACCTAACTGTTGAATTACAAAAATTAAGATTAGGTGGAACAGGTGCAACTGTTGTTAGCATTTTAGATGAAGACAATATGGCTTCTGATTCAGCTACAGCTTTAGCAACGCAACAATCAATAAAAGCATATGTAGAATCAAGAGTTGGTATTGATAACTTAGCAGCACTATTAGCAAGTGGTAATACAACAGGTGGTACAAATATAGTTGTATCAGCTAATGATGATATTACATTTACCGATTCATCAAAGGCATTATTTGGAAATAGTAGTGATTTGCAGGTTTACCATGATGGTACTAATTCATATATTACTAATTCACAAGGTGCTTTAAAGATAGCAACAGAATCAAGTGGTATAACTGTAAATATAGGGCATACAACATCCACAGTTGCTATAGGTGATGATTTAACAGTAGCAGGAAACCAAAACATCACTGGAACATTAGGTGTAACAGGAACGATTACAGGCTCTTTAACTGGAAATGTAACAGGGCAAGTTTCAGACATAAGTAACTTTACAACAGCAAATATTACAGAAAACACCAATCTTTATTACACAAATGAAAGAGTTGATGACCAAGTAAACAGTTTATTAATTGGTGGTACTGGTATAACGCTAACTTATGATGATAATGCAGGAACATTAACCATTGATGGACAGATTGGTGATATCACTAGCGTAGTAGCAGGAGATGGTCTATCAGGTGGTGGTTCTTCAGGAGATGTAACTCTTACTGTCAATGTTGATAATTCAAGTGTAGAGATCAATTCAGATACTTTAAGAGTTAAAGCATTAGGTATTTCTAATGATATGTTGGCAGGTTCTATTACGAACAGTAAATTAGCTAATGCTGATTTTACAATTAACAGTAATAGCCTTGTACTTGGTAATTCACTAACATTAGACACAGATGACATTGGAGAAGGCTCTAATAATCAATATTACACAACATCAAGGGCAAACTCCGATTTTGATACAAGATTAGCTACAAAAACCACTGATAATCTAACTGAAGGGTCATCAAGGTTATATTTTACGACAGCTAGAGCAAATACATCTATAGATAACAGAGTAACGAAAGCATTTATAGATAATTTAGGTGTAGAAGCATCAAGTGTTACAGCTAATTCAGTTGCTCTAGGTACAGATACCACTGGTAACTATATTCAAACAGTGTCAGGAACAGCTAATAAGATTACTGTATCAGGAAGTGGTAGTGAATCAGCAGA